CCCCGAACATCCAAACTCCATTCTCATTCCGCACAATATCATAAACGCTTACGGAATTAAATAATTTTTCAATGGCTTTCGTTAATATTCTATCTTTTTCTTTTTCATCCGATATTGATTCTAACAGATCGTGAATATCAGTAAATCCTCCAAGTTTTTTTATAAGCCATACACGCATAAATTACTCTTCCATCGTTATTTTTCTTGGACGACCGGCGCGTTTTTTCTCTTCTACCGCTTTGGCCAATTCAGCCGCCTGAACTTCCAAAGGCTTTTCCGCTCCTTCTGCCATCTCCACTTTCTGACCATTGATTCTGTAAACATAGACAATCTGGGGAGTTTCGCGAGGTGTTCGTTTCTTGAAATCATAAAACGAACCCATTTTGATTTTTGATCCTTGTTTTCCTGTAATATAGCCACCGAGTTTATCATAAAGAGCAATCACCAAATCCGGTTGTTCTTTCAGCGCTTCTTCTCCCAAACCCTCTTTAATTTTTCCTTCCGAATCGGTTTGACCGTCAATAATTCTTGATAGTTTTTCTCTATTGTGAAGAGTGAACAAACCCGCCTTAGTTTCTATTTGTGTGGTCTCATTCATAAAATTTAATCTAATTTAATGTGTTAATAATTACGACCTATTATACTATACTAATCCCGTTCCTGAAAATGCCGAGCCGGTTACCGAATTCGCGGCTTGCTGTCCGGCGACAGTTTGTGGCGCTCCCTCTTTCCCAAGAACTTGTTGCATTGTATCCGGTTTTACCATCAAATCTTCGGTCTCACTTCCATAGAAAGAATAAAGCACTTTTCTTGTTAGCGCTTCCAAAGATACATAAGGATTTTTTGACTGTTGCGCGAAAACTTGGGTGCCAATAGCCTGTTGATATTCTTTATTTTTCGGGAACAAAATTTCCGGTTCCACGCGTATAAGATATTTCGCTTTGGAAAACAGGACAGGATTGATAAGCATAAGAGATGTTTTACCTTCGCCCTTTTTTTCAGTTTCTTCATAAAGAGCGACATCGGCTTCATCTTTCTCTTTCTTCGTTAATTTCTTATCTATCAAATTTCCGTCAAATTTGATGATTTTATCTTTCTGCCGGCCGTTTATCATCTTATTTTTCAAAACCAAAGTGCGGTATTTCAGTTCCACGTTATCTCCTACGATTTCTCCGATGTCAGCAATGGACAAATGATTGATAACAACATCTTTCATCAAATCTCCAAATTGCGCGATTGATTCAGATAACGGTTTGCCTACCGCTTTTAACATCACTTCGGCTTGTCTTTGAGCAATCACGGAAGCGGTTGCTTTTGTACTTCCCGGTGGCAACTGTCCACCTGCCTGATCCGAAACCGATGCTTCCTCCATAGAATCTTCCGTATGGCGAAAAGCATCCCACAACGCTCCGGGATTAAGATTGGGAAGAAGCGATGAGATTCTGGTATCTTTGTCCAGATTGACTACTGATGAAGGGAATATAATATCAGAATCAAGTTTATCCGGTCCCATTACGGCAGTTGGCATATTTGACACCAGAAAAGCCGTATTCATTGCCAATTCATATTGAGCATCGGCAAGCTGATTATCCCACCACATTGAGTTCATCAACGACTTGTAATAAAAGAAATGTTCGTTTATTCGCTGATAACCGAATGGCACAACATTGTATTTAGGCGCTCCGCGATTATCACGGTGTCTTATCGGGTTGTCATCTACATTGGGATTGCCCATATAGACACCACCGAGGAAGCAAACTTCCGTATCATCTCTTCGGTAAAGTGGCGTTTCTTCCGCCACTAAAAACGGATGTTCGTCATCTTTAACATCATAAAATAATCCATCATCGGAGTTATAGACACTCTTAACACCGGGTTTAACATATTCCCAATTTTCGTGTTGACCATATTTCGCTTCCGCTTCGGCATATTCAATATATCTCCGTTTGAAAATTACTCTGTGTTTTTGGATATTTTGTTCGTGCGGATTGGAAATCAAGATTTGACTTGAACTGTAAATCGGTGCCGAAAATCCTGAAAGGATTTCGTCCTGTATTTCTTTTTTGGTATAACCTTCCGCGGTTTTTTCTTTTATGGTCTGCATTACGTCATACCATTCCGCTCCCATATAAGTTACCGGATTGACCAACATTCCCATTGAAGCCAACAGAAACGACTGTTTGTAATTTGAATTATTACCAAGCCATTCCACGCTATCATTCATCGCTTCGGAAAAATCACGGTCTTCTTCATCCGCATTATTTTGAGCCAGAAAAGAAGGAAAAATATAACCCGAAGTCATGTGAGCATGAACCACAAGCGCCTTGTTACGCGCTTTACTTCTTGTCCCTCTCCATTTCCAAGCATCCGCTTGATTTGAAACCGTTTCATCCACGAAAGCATTGAAAGTTCTTTGTCCTCTATTAGTATCTTCTATGACAGATTTGTCATTCAATTCAGTCCAAGAACGATTCAAAATTTCCCAACCAAGATTGTAATCTTTTTTTACTTTAGCCGTAAAAAGTCCCACTTCCACGGATGGTTGATATGCTGACGCTACTTGGTCTTTTTGAATATCTCCAATCATTTCTTTTTATTTTTCTTCCGCTTAACTTCACCCGCGAATGATTTTCCTTTTAAAAAACAAACGTGCATGTACATATTTTTCCCAATTTGTTTGGTTCTAACACTTCCCCCCTTTTTTTACACATTTTTCAAAAGCAATAGGCATAAAATTAGCACATTTTTTTATCTTCCTTCATTTCCTCCTTTTCTCCTCTTTCCCCCTTTTTCATCCCGCCCGCTTTTTTTGAATGTCGCTTCGCCAGTTTCAACGCTAGATTTTTCGCGGCTCTGCTTGATTCTGCCATGATATTTTAATTAGCTTATAAATTAGTCTTTGTCCTGCAAGATACTTTTTTCCCACTCGTTATTTCTATTCTCCTCCATAAAATCCTCGTTTTCTTTCAGGAGACCTTGCACCCGAGCTTGCAATTTCGTATATACCATTATAGCACGAGCGATGGCTTCATACCCTTCCGCAGGACTTTTTTCTCTTATTTCAGGCACTACTGCGTGAGTAGTAAGTAGTGTGGCGGCTACCGACACTCCGTGTTCCACGATAAGCCGTACCACTTTTGTCGGATCAATCACGTCTTTTTCAATTTCAAGAAAACCTCCGGCATTTTTCTGTATTTGTTCATACGGCGCCTTTAGAGATTCAGTCAATATATTTTCAGGTAATTTTTCAGCAATCTTTTTTAAGCACAATCCTCCACCTTGCACATAACCTTCTTCCAAAGCGCCCTTGCAAGAAAAAACACCATCTTCAATTTTAAGTTTAAGATAAAGCGATTCGCTGGTAGAAGAAGCACCAACCCGAATTACTCCGACAGCCGATGATAGATTGGCAATCCGGCGTTCCAAAACAATTTTAGACAAATCATTTTTAGCTTCCAAAAGCTGTTTTTTCAGCACTTCCTGCCGTTCGGTTATCAAATTTTTTTCTCCTCTTTTTATTTTTTCCCCTTTACCTCCCAAAAGAACTGCCTCATCCTTGTTTTCCGTATCGCGCACCACAATTTTTGAAGCAAAACCAAGATCACTATAACTTGTCGTTTCTATCTTTGCTCCGGTATCTTTATCACATACGTTTGATCCCGTATATACGGCAAGGTCAATCATTTGTTCTGTCCGAAGCGCGGCGCATTTAATCGGATAACAAAATAATCCACCTTTCGTAACATCAATCAGATATTTAATAACGATGGGTGAGAAATCAGAAGCGAAGAAAGCGATTTTAGCTACCTTACAATTTTCAAGAAGTTTTTGCACTAAAATCGGATTATCCAATTTATGATTGGTGATAAAAACGGCAGTATCTTCCGCGATCATCTCAAACCGTTCCGGATTAGTGATGAAAGCACGATGCGCCACTTTTGCGGGAAATCTCATTCCACGCACAATTTCCACTTCCAATTCACCTTTATAACCTTCCACCACATCAATATGATTATTGACATAATTACCATTGACATCTCTTGCCACTTCCCATACGGTTTTTGCGACTGTTTTCGCGACAGTTTCGTCTTCCTTTCCGATAGACACGAGAGCCACGCGCTCCAAATCCGCGAGAGTTTTAATTGGTTTCGCCTGTTCTTTTATCGCCACTATTACCTGATCTTTTGCCTCCAACAATTCTTTCCTAATTTGTCTGACTGATTTTCTACTTGGCATTTTTTGTCCGGGCGGAGCGACAATCGGAACTCCGTGCGTAGGCAAAAAAGAGAAAATTTTATTGATGATATGACCAGCAAGAACTCCGGTACCAGTAGTTCCATCTCCGGCAATTTGATTGGTTAGTTTAATACTTTCCTTGAAAGTATCAGCCGCTAATCTTTCGTGTTCATCTTCCAGTATGACATTCTGTGATGCCATATATCCGTCATCGGCATTTCTCGGTCCTCGGTTCCAAGTCCTAGGCAATAAGACCGACATTCCGGCCGGTCCCAAAGTGGGAGCGATTACTTCCAAAACTTTCCTAACTCCGCTTAAAATTTTTCTGCGAGCTTCCGCGCCGACAAGAGGTGATGTACTTTTATCCATAGAATAAAAAATTATTATTTAATAAATTATATAACAAACAAAAAATAAAACAACTTATCGTCTATTGAAACCTGTCCACACAGGACGAAAAACTACATTTTTTTTAATCTGCATATTCATTTTATCAAAGACGATTGCGGTGTACCGTAAAACGTCTGCTCCATGCGAGGCGAAATTGTGCAACGGTCTGTCGTGAAAAATCTTATTGTCATCATCATATTCTTTTGTGTATTGCGGTATCAGTTCTAGCCACCACGCGCATTTTGTCTTATCCACTTTAAGTTTTGAGAAAAGCATTCGCGCGGCGTCAATACCATTTTGCACTCCGATATTCGGTATGTCTTCAAAACGAAGACCCCATTCTCGCGCCGATTCCAAACGAGTTTTGCCGGTACCTATTTCGGTATGTTTAATGTCGTGAGGAGCAAAATGTTTTCCGTAAATATATTCTTTTTCTTTCAGCACTTTGGCAAAATAAGGGAAACCTTTACCACCACCTTCCACATAATCAATCATATTAAGCCATCCGTCCACCACCTGAAAAAAACCGATGGCCATAGCATCTCCGGCACCCAAGTCCCAGACAGTATATACCGGATATTTCGGATCATAAGGAATGTCGCAAAATCTTCCATCTTTTTCCGCTTTATAATACACATCTGCATAATAGGCGCCTTCAATAGCCGCGGTGAAATCAACAAAATATTCCTGACGTATAAATTCCTCGCTTCGTCCCATTGAACGCTCAGTTTCCATATCCTCTTTTGTCAGCACTCCGGTATCTTCAATAGTGCATTTTTGGGTAAACCAAGTTTCCGGATGTTGTATGGCGATATTCCACATCTTATACAAATGATTCTTTCCTCTAGGAGTTGAGTTGAAAATTACCCACCCTTTATTTTCCAGAATAATCGGACTCAAAAATTCCCAACCACTCGGTTTTTGAAGAGCATATTCCGACAACACAATACCTACAGGATTAGTTCCCATAATGCGGTCAATTTCCGAAACGCCGACAATCTGAAAAATGGAACCGTTTTTAAACTTTATTTTCAGTTCCGTTTCGTTCGGTTTGCCATCCATATATCCTTCGGGAAAATGATTGATATATTTGAAACCATCTTTTCCAATACCTTCCCAAATAGCTCTTTTGCCTTGAGCAAATTCCGGAAAGACATAATAATAAACTCCGACTTTGCGGGCCATTTCTTTTATCATTATATTCAAACAAGTTTTATCCTTGCCGGAGCGCCGGTGATGAAGAAGTAGAAAATATCTTTTGAAACCTTCCACGGAAGTATCATCAACATTCATCTGCATCCGGCCTTTTTCAAAGGCTTCCCAGACAGGATACTGATAAGGCCGGGGCACGTAATTGAACGGGATATTGATGACTGTTTTTTTCTGCGCCATTGAGAAATAGTGTATCATATTTTCTATGGTCAAAGAATTTATCATACTCACTCCCCAAATATCGGTTAATGCCCTTTATAGATTACTTATGTCCTTTACATATAAAACATTGTCCTTTATAATTATAGAATGAAAAATAAATGTGAAAAATGTCTTAAAGAATATACTAGGTTTGGAAAAACTGGAAAATATTGTCCTTTATGTAGAAAAGAAATCCATAGAGAAAGAATGAGAATTTATTCATATAAGAAATACGCATTTGGTGGAAAAGAAAAAAAGAAATTATACAGAAAAACCAGATCTTTCGCTGTTCAACAAAAAGGAGTTCAGCAAAACAACGAATTAAAAGAATCCCTTTTATGGAATCCATCTGAAAAAATAGATATAAAAAAATATCTCAAATTTTCTATACCTTTTACTTGGGCGGCATCAAAAAATCACTCTATTGGAATAAATCGTTTTCAAAGAGTTTTTCGTACAAAAGAAAGTAGAGAAATACAAAATTCAATTAGTGAAATTGTTTTTTATTCTTCCAAAAAAAAGGAGTTTGTTGAAGGAAAAATTTGGCTAGATATTTTTATTCAAAAACCTAATCACAGAGGAGATGCGGTAAATTTTGTAGATATAATTTGTGATGGAGTTAAACAAGGACTTGGTATTGATGATAGGTGGTTCAGCATTCGCCGATTAGATTGGCAAATTGTAAAATATAAACCAGAAATTTTTATTGGTATCGGACAAGAAATTGAAACGGCGCAAAAAATATGTTCATTTTGTGGAAAAAATAAAGACCAAGAACATTTTCTAAAAGACATTCATCATTGTAAAGATTGTCTTTTAGCGATAAATGAAAAGTAATTTTATCATAAAGGACATTCTTAAAGGACAAGAAAAAACAGTAATTGAGGTCTCAGAGTTATCCACTTAATATCCACTTTTCCCATTTCAATAAATTCAAATATCCGTGCTAAACTTTTTTTAGCAAGAATTTTTTGGGAGGACCCCATAGACCCCTGCGCCGGTTCCTTTGATTTTTCCATCCCGGCAAGGCAAGCCCGTTCGCGGAAATTTTTAGACTGAATTTCCATACTCCAAAACGAACAGGAGGGTCCTGCCAAAGAATTGTTGCGAATTAAATAAACACAAAAAAAATAAAATGGAACCAGAAGAAGAAAAAATTGTATGTCCTTACGGAGAATGCGATGGCAGCGGCGAGATCGAAATAATGGGGGACGGAGAACATTTTGAATGGGATGTTATTGGCTACAAAAAATGCTTGTGTAGAATGGACGAATAAATTTATGATTGAAATTTTTAGATGCCAAAAACATAGTCACGCGTATAACGCAAAACATCCCTGTCCAGAATGTTCCGGAACTCTGAAACCGCCACCGAAAAAATCACCAAAATCAAAAATTAAAATAACAGGTTTTTGTAGTCTTTGCGGAAATGAATGTTACTGGAACCGAAAATTATGTCAGCATTGCGCGATCGTGATGAAGAGGGAAATGGAATGAAAATAAAATGGAACTACCGATAAATAAAATCATTCTAATCAAGATTACATCACCATTGCCGAAAAGCGTCTTGCGGGCACCACAGGCAGTTTATTCACATCTTATACACAGGATGTAAATAGGGAAGTTTGATATGATATTTGTATGCAAAAAGATAAGAAAAACAATTTAATAATTTATCGGCAAAATAGCCGGCAGGATTTGGACAGGGCAACCTTCCAACGGAACTTATCTTCCGTGCAGTCCTTCCGGCTATTTTGCTTGTAAAATAAATTATGACTAAAAAATACGAAATAATAGGAGGATGGGCCTATCAATGTGATATGTGTGAAGAAGAAGGTATGCCTACATTACTTTGGGCTGAAAAGGATTTTAATTTATGTTATCAGTGTGTAGAAAAATTATTTATTAAATATGTTTCCCACTCTTTGAAAAAAGGAGAAAAAATCATTGTTAAACGCGCTCCCATTTCGGAAGAATTACGAAATGAACTTCTTAAAGAAGCCGAATATAAATGTTCCGAATGTCAGTCTGATAAATTATTGGAAGTAGATCACAAAATACCTTTCTCAAAAGGAGGAACAACCCAAAAATCTAATCTTCAAATTCTTTGTAAATCTTGCAACATTAAAAAAAGAAATGGATAAAGACACTCTTCAAGTAGAAAATGGTAATTTTACACGGATAGTGAATCCTGTTTTAGATGCTCTAGTATCTACACCTATTTCCGGTTCCGAACTTAGAATAGTTTTTGCCGTGATCAGAAAAACGTATGGATTTCAGAAAAGCGAGGATTCAATATCATTATCACAACTTCAAGAAAAAACTGGAATTTCCAAAAGAAATATAATTTATCTTCTCCAAAATTTAGAAGCTAAAAAAATCCTTATAATATCTAGGGAAAAGCAACAATGTAATCTTATAAGATTTAACAAATATATAGACACTTGGGTAGTGCAAAACTCCGCATATCAAGTAAAAAAGAATAGAGAATTAGCCAAAGTTAGTAGTGCAAAACTGCGTAATGAGGGGGGGGGTGGTGCAAAACTGCGTAAAATGGTGGTGCAAAACTCAGTAAAAAAAGTGGAAAGTTTTGCACATACAAAAGAAAGAAAGAAAGAAATAAAAGAAAGATTGCGCGAAGACGCGCCGACCACCGAAATCTGGAATCTTGAAGAGAAACTTCTAGAAATGGAAAAAAAGGAAAATGGGTACTTGGATATAATTTCAACTTTCATACGGGAAAAGAAATTGAAGATTGAGAATGGTAAAGCGCTATCAGCTGTAATATCCAGATACGCAAGGGTAGCACAAACACTTTCCGGAGCTTATACCAATCAACAAATTTTCCAAGCGATAAAAAAAATAAAGAGCGATAACGAATACAGGGCAGGGAAGAATGGGGATACGGTGGATTGGACGATAGAAACCATTTATAAACAACTTACAAAATAAATAAATTATGGCTAAACATCAAGACGAATTTGATAATTTCCGACAATACCGAATACCGAAAATAAACAGGCTAACTGAATTACAATTGCTTGAAATGGATAAGGAAATCCAAGGTTTTATGGTCCAAAAAGAAATTGGATTTATATCAAAAATGAAAGTTATGATTTTTGACGAAAGAGCTTGGTTGAAAGATAAAAATGCTTTGAATAAGGATAATTCCATTATAATTAATGATTTCAAGCCGGCAACATATTTTCCAAATGGAAAACTGAAAGAAAACTGCGACAGCAAACCGATTTTATGGGAGCAGTTACAGGAAGATCTAAAGCAATACTGGAAATGGAAATCCAGCAAAAACAGATTTGAGCAACAAAAAATTAAAGGATTGGAAAAACTTGCGAGCAGTTTATCAATTCCTGAATCTTGGTAAGGATAGGCTAATTTCAAAATCCTATGGGGCTAGGTTAAAAGTTTATGCCAAAAACGATGATTGGTACATCTAAGCCCCACACCCATCTTAAAACGCAATTTTGACGCAAGTTTTAAACTACTTTTAATTTTTTTGAGTAATTTGCTTTAAAATGATAAGCCGGACAATGAATTTTACAATGCGTGCATTCTCTCGGAATATTCCAAAGAGGGGATCGGCATTTTGAACATTTTATAGGAAAATTAGGCGGAAGAAGAAAACTTGTCCAGCGATAATTGCAACGGAGACAGCGATATTGTCCATGATTTTCTTTTGAAAAATTATCAAAGCACAAATCACAAATATCTTTGAGATTGTATTTCTTTTTTTTAAAACAAAAATCACAAAGTTTTAATTCCATAAGTTTTATAATACTATAAAATTATAAAGTGTCAAGTATCTCGTGTATGTGAGAGAAAAAAATAAAAAATAGGGGTAGGGGACGTTAAAAAAAATAAGGGGGTGGGGGTATAAAATATTTGGAGCGAGTGGATGGGTAGGATGGAGATAGGGGGGTATAGCTACAATCACTAGGGGTGGGGTGTTGTGGTGGGGGGGGGAGGTATTAGTATTTATTTTTTTATTTGACTTGACAAAATAAATTATTATTGAATAATATCTTAATCCCACTTATAAGCTATAGGTAAGCATAGGTAAGTATTAGGTATAGTTAGACAATGTATAATGTATATTATACATTGTAATAATCCCCAAATATCAATCCATAAAGTATTCTAACGATAAAAGGGCTTAACAAAGCCGTTTTGTTCTTTTTCTCTTTTTTACTCCTTGTCTATTTTTTTGTCATTTTTCTTCTGTTTTAGGTAATTCTTCACTTTTTTTGACAGTAGTTATGTTTTGTTGTGTAAAATTCATAATCTGTACTATATTAACCGGGCCAACTTCTCTTATATCAGTAACAGGTACAATTGGTGGGCGAATTCCGTGATTTGCCGCTAATATCATTCCCGCTAATCTTGAATCATATTGTCCACCCAATCCATTATTTATCAATCTCTGTTCTTGTTCTGCTAAAATAGCTTTAAGAGCATAGCCAAATTTAGGGAAAATTTTTTCCCAACGTAACATTGCATCTTTCGTAACTCCTAAAAAAATTGATAATCCGGCTAATGACGGTAACTTAACTTTGTTTTTAATTTCAAATTGCGTTCCTTTTTCGCTTTCATTTTTAACAATTTGTTCCCATTCGTCTTTACAATTTTGCAAATATTCAAAGGCTTTTTTAACATAAATTGGTTTATATTCTAGCGGTCTTCCTATTTTATTTACTTCAATTTGTGGTTTTATTTCTATTGTTTTTGTCTGTATTTGATCCGGAAACACCTCTATTGACGGTATAACTATTTTGTTGTTTTCATTTTCTAATTCTGACATAAAATAAAATTAAAACTTATCGTCTTCGCTACGCTCCGACATCGGACTGCTTTGCAGTCAATTCCGATTCTTCGGAAAGTTGCCTCTCCCCTATTTTAGTTTTTCTGAAGAGTTTGTCAAATTCTCCGGATTGTACGCTTATATTTATCTATTATATATTACAACACAGTCTATCTTATTTATCAATACTAATAATCCCCTTATTTTAAGCCTTATTTCCGCTATCCACAGGTTGATGATATAAAATGCTTGCTAACGTGTTGACCGCTTGAGTGGTTGGCGCTATACTATAGATAGAGATGAGATTGAGTTCGGCCAGTCCCCGGACGAATCCTAAAAATTATAAATTAAGAAAAAAATATGAAATGCACAAATTGCAATCACGAGGCCGACAGACCCATAGATTGCACAGAGGAAGGAGATTGCGGGGAATCTAAGCTATGTATGGATTGCTTCTCGGCCGATTCAGCCTATAACGCGGAGTAGTTTGTAGATTTTTAACAAAAGTAGTAACAATGTACCTTCCGCCCTCTCTCCTATACATTGGGGGGAGAGCAGAGGGAAGCCGGAGCGAGACCGGCGAGAAAATGAAAAAAGCATTTAGCGAAATCAAACTTTACTACCGTAAAACAGACAGCGGAGCCGAGTATCTTATGGATACTTTTATTAAGTGCAATGATGGACACAAAATAGGAATTTTTGAAGGAGCGCAATATGTCGTCCGCATAGATGGCAACATTGAGAAAGACGCGACACTATCCATCGTAAATTATTCAAAACGCTAACCCCTCCCTACGCAAGCCGGCCAAGATAATGTAACGGATTATGTAGCGGAGAAAATGGGATTTAACTTACCAAAAATCGTTTGTATTAATTAGCTTAAAAAAAATGAAAAATTATAAAGTAGTTTTTGAAGTTTCAAAAGTCGCTTATGTAAAAGCAAAAAATGAAAGTGATGCAGTAGAAAAAGTTTTATCTGGAGAAGTTGAAACTGAAGAAATAGAAATCATAAATTATCCAATAGCTTATATTAACAACACAAAATTAGCTTAAAAAACAGCATAGGTTTGCGGGCTGAAAATTTATCGTAATACGAAAAACCGGAGCGGTGGGAAGCGCGCGCATAAGTGGCATAAAAACATTGACCCACTACCATCCCAGATTTTCTTTTTGCGATAAATTTTCAGCCCGCAACGGCTGTACATTATTAGCTAATTTGAAGTATATGACTGAAAAAAAATATCTCGCTAGCCCCCTCACCATAGGCTATGCTTGGATCGGGTTCGGAGCCGTCTTGTACGGAAGTCTGAAACTCATTCTGTTCTTTGTCGCTTTTCACGAACTCGTTTTGAGTTTGTAACTTTCATCTGTGTGCCGGATAGCTCCGGTTATCCGGCAAATTATGGAGGTTACAAAAAACACTTCCCGCGTGGTTTTCGGTCCTGCGGTATTCTGGTTGCGACTGGGGTATTTGTGGGGCCGAAAATGTAACGCGTTAATAGCTAATCATTAACTCATATGAATCCAGCAGTATTAGGATTATTCCTTATTTTTTTCTCTTCGTTTTGGGCGGTCGTTACCACCATATCACTATGGCTATTAACTTTGATAATTCCCATCGTAGTTTTCAGTTGGTTTTTTGTCTTCATTGTCTCTTCAATTCTTGGGATGATTACAACCGTAGTAATTTTTGAGAAATAAATATATGACAAAAATAGAATTAACGATGAAAGAAATCGCAAGCCGTGGCGGAAAGAAAACTCAAATGAGAAATAAAGAAAATATAAAATTGGTGGAAAAATATCGCAGAATTGAGATTGTCGCGAACGATAAAACTATAACTAACGCGCAAGCAGTAGAAAAAATGCTTGAAATTCTCAATGAAAAATAAAATAGACCAATTCCTCATTTTTTTGAAAACGGATGAGGATGTTTCTTCACACACATTAAAATCATACAGCGCCTCTTTGCGTTTATTTTTGGAATTTTCAGCCGGCAATTTGGAAAAAATAAAGGAATATCGCGAGAAACTTTTAACTGAACCGACAAATAAAAAAACTAAAAATCTTCGCTTAATTCCAATCCGCAAATTCTTCCTCTGGTTGCAAAAGCAAAACAAAAAAGAGAAAATACCGGAAATTCCCGAACTTCTAAAAAACAAAAACAGTAATCATCAATTTGAATTGCCAACGGAAGAAATAATGACTTTGTTTTTATCCAAAACTGAAAATGAAATGGAAGACTTGCTTGTCAATTTTCTTGCTTCATCCGGATTGCGTATTTCGGAAGCGCTAAAAATTAAACGTGGCGAAGTGCAAGAGCAATTTACTATCATCGGGAAAGGAAACAAAACACGTTTAGTTTTTTGCACGCAAAAAATCGTATCGTGGATTCGTGAATACGAAGAGAGAAAAAATACCGAACTACTTTTCCCTTTCTCTTCTGTATGGATTCAAGCATTATTGCGCAGACGATCAAGTCAACTTCTTCCTACCAACACTCCATCAATTCATCCTCACATGCTCCGCCATTATTTCGCCACGAAATTCTTAAAAAAAGGAGGGAGAATTGATACACTCCAGAAAATTTTAGGCCATAGCAATATCAATACAACATCCATTTACCTCAATTATAGCAACGCAGACCTTCTTGCGGAATTTAGAAAGTGTGTTTGAATATGAATTATCCACATATCCACAGGGTTATCCACTTGCCTGTCAACACGTTAGCGGTATAATCTATTATATGAAAACATTAACCCTAAGAGAAGTAGCGGTGAAAGCCGCTAAAGTAAGTGTTAGGAATCGTAAGAAGAATTTATTGGATGCGGAAAAGTATCGCTCGGTTAAAGTCGAACTAGATACTATAATTAAAATAGCATCGGAAAGAAAAATGACACCGTCAGAAGTTTTGCAGAAATTATTACAAGCAATTCACGAAGAATAAAAAAATCAAATGGAAAATTATAAAGAGTACGCTAAACATATTGGAGCATCTGATATTGTTCTATCATGGATAGATATTCGGCTTGCCAAGTATTTGGAAAAGGAAAAACCATCTACCGAAGAAGTAGAGCATATTCTAGATTATCTGGTTTCCGATTCTGCTCCGGCACGAATTGAAAATATGGTTTATACCGAAGCAAAATCAAATGCCGAAAAATGGCTGAAAACTCAAATCAAAAAAGGTAACAATATAAAAGAAACCGAAAAGGATACTGAAGTTGTTTTAGATTTCAAAGATGGTTTCAAAATTGTAAAACTTATTGGCGAAAACGCTTACAAACGTGAAGGTTTTTTGATGTCGCATTGCGTTGCTTCATATTTCGGAAAAGATGTTGAGATTTTTTCTCTGCGGGATAAAGAGAATATGCCTCATTGCACGATAGAAAAAAATCAGCAAGTAAAAGGAAAAGGTAATGGTGATATTCACCCGAAATATATCGGTTATGTTGTCAAGTTTTTGGAACACATAAAAATGACTGTAGGAGACAGCGAAATGGGACATCTTGGATACGTCAATCTCGAAAAATTCAAAAAAGAATTGTATAAAGACACAGAATTTTTTAATGAAAAATACGTGCCTAAAAATCAAAAGCTTCTGGATACAGAAGGAAAGGAATTTTTTAGTCCTGAACTTTTTACCGTTATTCCATTGTTAGAAAAAAAAGGGAACTATATAAAAATCAACTTTAACATTCCTTTAGTTTGCAAGTTAAGTTTAGAATGGATACAAAAAAAATGTAAAAAAATATTGACCAGTTCACACGCAACTTCGGGAGATTACGCGCATTCCGCAACTTCGGGAGATCGCGCGCATTCCGCAACTTCGGGATATGGCGCGAATTCCGCAACTTCGGGAGATCGCGCGCATTCCGCAACTTCGGGAGATCGCGCGAATTCCGCAACTTCGGGAGATTACGCGCATTCCGCAACTTCGGGATATGGCGCGAATTCCGCAACTTCGGGAGATGACACGAATTCCGCAACTTCGGGAGATTACGCGCATTCCGCAACTTCGGGAGATGGCGCGAATTCCGCAACTTCGGGAGATGACGCGAATTCCGCAACTTCGGGAGATTACGCGCATTCCGCAACTTCGGGATATGGCGCGAATTCCGCAACTTCGGGAGATTACGCGAATTCCGCAACTTCGGGATATGACGCGAATGCCGCAACTTC